CTTGTAGTTCATCGATGTTTAAATTTACTTCATTCATAATTTTTTGTTTAATTGATTTAATTTAGTTTAATTGAATTTTTATACCAGGTAAGTCTTCGTTTATCTGGCATTTGCTGCTGTGTACCCATAATGCATTCTTTGGGCAGCTGTGTGGAGTACCCGCCTCACCGTCTGTTAGACATATGAATCCTGAGTACTTAGTCTTTGGGTCATTGTAGTGATCTACCACCGGCTGGAAATAGGTCCCACCTCTACCTTTGATTTCCCAGTTTTTCTTAGGATCAAATACAGAAATATCTGTTATCTCCGTGTCAAACTGAGCCACAGTGATTTGGTTACCTGTTTTGTGCATATGACATATCTCATGCATAAACTCTACAAGCTCTTCACTGCTTACCGAGCCAGATGTGTCAACACCTACTAACATGTGATTCTTATGTTTAATCTTAAGACCTGGATTACCAGAGTATCGTTTGTTATTCTTACGTCTAAGCTTTTTAGTGTAGATTGTAGTAGAGTTGTTAATAAACCTTTTAAGATAGGCTTTCCAGTTGAATTTAGGAGGCTCTATAGTAAATAGTCTTTCAATAAGCTCAGCTAGTTCACCAGGGATTGTACCACACTGCTTCTCTATAACTTCAGCTGTCTGTTTCATCTGATGCTCATATTGTTTTTGCACAAGCTTCTTTTCTGCTTCAGGTAAATCACCAATCTCGGCCCATTCTTTATGGTCATACTGACTGTTTCCATCCATTTCTCCTAGGAGTTTATCTAGCGCTTCACAGCTTGAATTGCCTTGTCCATCACAAGTATCATTAAGTAAATCATAATATACTTTAGTACCTGCTTTTGGGTGCATGTGTACATCAGTACCGGGAAAAGAGTTTAAAGTTAATCCGCCCTCTGGTAACATATGCTCAGCAATATATTGGTTGATTTCTATATCCGCCGCAATATTAAAAAGCTTTTTGTTAGGGTATCTGTCTGACAATATAATATGTCCAAAAGCTATATGTAATAGCTCATGTTTTAGCAAACCATGTTGATGGTCTTCACTAAGATCCATAAAGAAGTCTGGGTTAATAACTAGCCTCATACCTATACCGTGTTTTCCTACACCTGCGGTAGCACAACTCTTAGTAAATTGCTTTTGCAATCCAATAAGGAAGATACCGTAGAAAGGCTCTGAAAATATCAATGTTTTTGATATTCTAGAGAGTTGATCTTGATTGTTTCTCATGTTTAATTGATTTAAAATATATACCTTATAGTGTTCCAGGGTATAATTTGGTTATGTAATTGTTTAAATTCTTGTATATACTCAGACTTAAATCCAAGTTTGTATCGTACATTCTCTCCACCATACTGTGAAATCTTAGCTTCTTGCTTACTAGGAACCCAAAGGTCTTCTTCTGTTGCAGGGTTGGCAAACATATTAGCTATGTGTTTTTTAAAGTTGTGTGTTAAGAATATACACTCTGAAAGTACTATATCTTTATGTCTTACGTAAAGGTTAAGTAATTCAAATAAGTACTTGTAATCTTCTAGCCACCCATCATATACAATAATAGGACTAAAATTTACGTGCACGTCATAGCCTGCATCTATAAATCTATCTATAGCTTGTATCCTATCTAATATAAGAGAAGTGTTAGGTTCATGCAAAGTTGATTTATGCTGTGGCATAAGACTGAATCTAATACGTATCTTACCTTCAGGATTAAAAGATAGCAGTTTCTTATTTACAAACTTTGTTGCAAATGATCCCATTGCTACAGGGTGATCCCTAAAGAACTCAAATATATCTTCCCATTGATGATATTTAGCGTGAAGACAGAAATCCTCATTACAACTTATATCATAGGTTGTAAACTCCGCATGAGTTTGATTAGGTTTATCTACCGGGGTAAAGAAAGCGTGATTGTTTATAGCTGTTAGTATATCTCCTGTGTTAGTTGCTACAGTAAGACCTGTTGGTCTATGTCTTTTCATGTAGCAATAAGAGCAGTCATACAAACAACCATAACCAAAGCTTGGTGTTATAAAGTCTGTGGATCTACCAGAAGGCCTTATAATCATAGACTTTCGAGTGATCTTTTCTATCACCTCTCGTCTCTTTCTGCGTCAGCCTCCATCTCTGCTTTGGCTTCTTTCATTTGTTCATCATACTCATAATCTTCTAGAGGATGCTCAAAGAATTCTTCACACTTTTCACATGAATATCCTCCTTCTAAGTCTGCATGGTCTTTACATTTGTAGCATAACCCTTCTTCAGATCTTTTTGCTCCACAACAAGTAGTACCTTGATGTTCATAGTCTGTGTATTCTGCCCCACAGCATGGGCTTACTAAGTTTGACATAGTTTAATTGTTTAATTGATTAATAAAAAAAGAGCCCTGTTAAGGGCCCTTTGTTATAATTGTGTGATAAGCTCAACTACTTCATCTACCTGTTTTTTATTCCTAGGCATAAACAGTACGTATTGCTTGTTGTTTTCTTTAAGGTGTTTTTTAAATAGCTTCCATCTTAATGGGAAAGACTCATTTGCATAGCCTTTAGTTTCTACTATCCATTTACCGTTAGGATCTACAAAGTCCGGTGTATAAGTTATAGGTCTAATCTTACTACCTTTGTTATACAACTTCTTTGCTGTTCCTTCATAGCATGCTTGAGGATACACTAAAGCTTCAAATATAGTAAAAGTAGTTTTTTCATACTCTACAGGTATTTTAAGCTTTTCTAATTCTTTATAACAGTATAACTCTAAATTAGATTGAAAGTTATGCCCATCATATGTACTTTTCTTAGCATTCTTTACTTTAGATCTTCCAGGACTTTTTGCTCTACGCTTCCACACCATAACTCATAACATTAGTTTGAAGGTACCCTTCCAGACCTCTATTCTTATTCCAGATAAATGCTTGCCCACATCTTAATGTACCAACATACCCTTGAGTTTTATGCCAAGCATCATTACCACATATAGACGGTATAAATCTAACTTTAGTTCCCATGTATTCATTAAGCATTTCTTTGTGCTTATGCCCACAATGTACTTCCCTAACTTTAGATCTGCTCCACATCTCTGGCTGCTCAGTAGCAATTAGCAATGGTAATTCTTGAGGCTTCTCTCTGTCTCCGTGAGTAAACATAATCATATTAATACCATATTCATAATATTTACGTGTATCTAAACTGTTGTCTATATTCACATTCTTATTATTATGATACATAGCATCTAATACTTCCCCCACATAAAACATACGTTCAAAATCATGATTACCTTGTACAACTACAACATCTACTGGAGCAAATTGTGCTAGATAATCTATTGCTTTCATAACTAAATTCCAATAACCCCTAAAAGATTGTCTCCACTGCATAGTATCATGCTGAGGTGTACCTTTAGTAGTAGCTCTAGAAAATCCTTCTGAATTAAGCCCATCATTACCTACCGGTAATAAAAACCTTTCTATATTTACTCCATCTGCTTTTCTATGCAAGTCTACAATAGCTTTCATGTAGTTCTCTTCTATGGCATCTGGAGCATCTTCTGTAAATTTACCATAATGAATATCTGGTAAAGAAATCTCGTAACAAATAGGATCTTTAGCCTTTTTATAAGCAATTTTCTTTACTTTATGAGATTTGCTTTTAATATAGTTTAGTAATTCATCTTTAACTAAAGGCTGTTCATGCCATTGATTATGTGTTACTATACTATACCTCTGCTCACCCATCATGTTTTGCCAGAATTTAACAGATTTAACATCTGCCATAGTTAAGCCATTATCTAGAAGATGTTTAGAAAATGCTTGACTTTCACTTAAATCGTGTCCGTTATCATTATTCATTCTTTCTTGTACCCACTCTTCAGAAGTTACAAGTTTTTTACAATCTTTTATAATAGCTATGTCTACATCCCATTTGTCTGCTAACCATTGTGCTCCCTTTTTTAGAAATCCTTTCTTTGTTCTTAACTTTTCAATAATTTCATCTCTGTTCATTTAATATAATTTTAAGTTCATTAAAACTACCTACCTTGTCAACCAAATCAGAAGGGTCCTTAGATTTGAGTTCGTCAGGTAAGCAGATGTTTTTAAAACCGTATAAGCTACAAATTTTGTAGGCCATGTTTTGACCTGTGTTAGTTGCTTTGTTAAAATCATTATCATATAAAATTTCTATTGTATTGAATCTTTCTTTTAGCTCACTTATTAATTTCTCACTAGGTATTTGCATTTCACTCTGCATCGCGATAGCATTGTAGCCTGCTGCATGTAAACACATAACATCTTTAAGAGAGGAAGTAATGATAAGTCTCTCACCTTTAGTCGGGAGTTGGTTGTAGCCTTGTACATCAGTTTTGTTTGTATTGCTTAACCACTTATTTGTTTCTTCATAAGGAGAATAGATTTTGTAACGATTTTTAAATTTAAAAGCGTAAGTAATTGATTTACAAGTAAATCTACTACTATTAACCCAAAAATGACTTATTGGTTCTACCGCAAACATAGTTAATATTACCTTACTTACCAAGTATTTACTCCAAAATTTTGCATCTTCTCCTGTCCACTGTCGTTTCTTTTTGCGAATAATAGTTAGTTTTTTATCAAAGGTAGGTACTTTATTTTGCCTATAAGCCATATACCCCATAGTGAATTCGATTTGATTTTTGTTAGAACTTAATCCTAACTTAAAATCACAATCAATAATTCTAAGGGCATCTACAAATTCGCAGTTGTATTTAAACTTAACATAGTTAAAGCAGTCAAAGGCATGATCACAGCTTCCAAAATCTTTATATAATAGTTTCCCATTATAAGGTATTATTGAAACTGTTGGAGTCCTATCTTCACGAAGATCACTAAGAAATTTCTTACCTAGCTCTTTAAAGTTTGGACAATAATACACAAAGATGTCATACTCAGTAATTTTACCGAGTATGACTTCTGTATGTAAATAATCATCACTGCTTCTAGCTGCGATCATTAGAAAGGATTGGTTTCTTCTACCTTTTGTCTTGCATTCATAGGCTTCTCAGGCATAGTCCAATCTTCTTCTTCTGTAATAGTATCAGGAGACACTAGACTAGCTGTAGCTATATGATTACCCCATTTAAGGTCTGCATTAAAATCAGCATTAAATGAACCATAGTCATCATTAAGAGATTTAATAAATAAATCATCTCTTTGAGGTTTTACCCTACCAAAGTACTTAGTATATACTTGCTGATACTTATCGTCTTTAACTCCTATTAAAACTCTAACTTCATTAGTTCCTAAAGCTGTAATTAAAGCTTTAATTTCTGATAAATCTCCATTAGCAATAGCTGACATTGTATCAAAAGATACTTCATCACCTGCAGCTACATTAGCCCAAGCTTTAGTAAAGCTAATAAGAGTTTCTTCGCCTGTATAAGCTTTTCTCTCTCCTTCTTTCTTCCACCATTCGTAAGAAGGGGCATCATCTGACCAGGTAGATTGCCCAACATTGTTCATCCATTGGTGTTTACCGCTCTTAGCTACTTTTGCTTTATTTTGCATTAAAATTTCTAATTTAAAATTACCATCAGAATTTGCTACCCAAAATACAACTTTGTTGTACTCTTCCCCGCTAAATTCTATTTTATAATTAGGCTCTTGTTTAACATTAATATCTAAAGCGTGTAGCTCAGCCATTGTTGGATTTACTGCCATCACTTTAACATTTGTTAAACCTGAGAATGTTTTCATTCCCCCTACTACTTCCTGTGTACTTGCATTACTTTGTATTGCCATCTTTTTTATTATTTATTGGTTATTAATTTATAATTCGAACGTTTCATCGTCCATGTCTAGTTCTTCTTCTTCTTGTTGCTCTTTTACTAAATCTAAAGTATCTTTAAAAGATGGAAGCTCTAATCCACTATCATCAGTGTTTAACTCTTCACTGTCATACTCTGTAGGACTCAGCATATCATTGATAGCTTCTTGAGTTTCTTGCATTTGATGCTTAACTTCTGTAACTGTGTCAATAGCTTCGTCTATAGCTTGTTCTAGAGTTACTTGATTAGGATCTATTTCTTCTGCCTGCTCTACAGCAATGTCACCACTATTTAATGGTAAGTCAGACATATCGTCTACAAAGCTAAAAGATAGAGTTCTCTTTCTAGCTGGTCTTCTACCTTTAAGAAGTGGGTGTTTAAACATCTCGTCAACTTCCCACGGTTTAATCCCATACTTAATTGACATTTCTGTCTTGTTTACACCATCTTTAAGATCTTGATCGATCATAGAGATAGTAATTTGTTCAGGTGTTTCACCTGCTTCTACTGTTTGTCTTGTGTTAATCATTTTTTTTGTGTTTAATTAATCTATAAATATTTTTGACCATTCTAAAGGCATGGTCTTACCTTTTAAGTGTGCACATCTAGTACCAGCAGCTATATCATCTAAAGAGTCAAAAGAAATCATAGTATCTTCCCCCTCTCTGTATATATACCCAATAGCATCTGAGTTTGTGCAGGTAATTTGCTTAAGTTTACCGGTTAAGTCAAGGTCTTTAACAGCAACCTCTTTACCTTTCTTCTCAAGCATCTTATCTTTTAAGTGTCCAACTAAGATTACGTGATCCGCTAGTTTATTCAGTTTGTCCATCCATTCTTTGTAGGCTATCCTTAAATATAAGTAGCCAGCGCCATTAGGCAATGATAGTACTGATGCACCAGGGTTCTTTTGATCAAAGTTTTTACCCATTGGAGTTTTCATATAAATTTGCTTAGCGTAACTTTCACACCATTCTTCTAGCTTAGATATAGTATCTATTGCTATGTATTTATAAGGTCTCCCCTCCTTCATAATTGCTGAACCTATAGACTGTAGATCTTTCAAACTGTGAGCTTTAACTTTCAAAGCATCAAGCATATCTGAACCATCTTCTAAGTCAATGATTAAGCAATTATCTAGTTGTGATAATACTGTAGTCTTCCCTATCTTAGGGGCTCCATAGATTATCATATTTTTAGGCGATTTACGGCTAGCCTTTACCTTTTCTGTTGGTAGTTTCATATATTATTTTTTTCTTTCATTAATTGTAAATGTTGACATTTCTGCCTCAAAAGGTATCATACCTAACAATCCGTCACGGTTTTTCTCTACATGTATAGCTAATAACCCTATAGGATCATGTCCGCAATACTTATCTGTAATTCCATATAAATCATTAGGTCGTTGTAACATCATAACAACATGAGCATCTTGACCTATACTATCACCTCCAAATAAATCTGTTAGTAATGGTTGGTATTGTGCTTTAGCTCTATGTTCTTGCTCTATATTTCTATTAAGCTGAGATAAGAGAATGTTTATACATCCTATCTTAGCTTGTAACCACATGCATCCTTTAGATACTTCATTAAGTTTCTGTAACTCTTGATCTTTACCACTAAGTATTAACCTAGAGTGGTCAAATACATTAATTATAGTTGCATCCGGATTTCTGTTTGTTATCTCTACATTAGAGTCTTTTATAAATTCCATATCTCTTGGAATATTATTAAAATACATAGGGTAGTCGTTATATTTAATAACTTCATCCCTATATTTTTCATATTCAGCATCTGTTAGCTTCTGCTCTACAGATAGTAATTCACTTACTTCTTTTTTAGATCCTTTAGCACCAGCTCTAAGTATCTGCTGATAACCAGGCATCTCAAAACTCCAGTATAATACTAAAATTTCTTTGTCTTGATTGCTATCTAAAACATCAAATATAAGTTGATTACTAAATGCTGATTTACCAACTCCTGGGCGTCCTGCAACCACATACATTTTACCTGGTTGCAATCCTCCTAGGAAGTTCCTATTTAATCTTTCCCATTTTGTAGGGTAGACTCGTCTTTTCCCAAACATACCAGTTCTAACTTCCGTTAAAGAAGTTGTAACAGATTGTTTTATACTTTGAAAGCCTCGTTTTTTAAAGGGATCTTGTGATCCGTGTGTTGTTGTCTCTTGTGTCATTTTCGTCTAAGTTTTCATACTTTTCCCAAGTATGGTTATTAATCCATGTTTCTAAATTCTGTAAATAGTGGAGATTATCTCGTTCTACTCGTAGCTGAGTGTCTAAGCATTTCATAATATGTCTGTGCTTATACATCTTGTCCCCTACGATTGTCTCGTACTTTACCTTACATTTTAGATTTGATTTACCTTGTGGATCCTTAGCGTGTAACACACGAATTCCGCGATCTGGTGAATTTACTTTAATAGGATAAGTGCCTATAAGTTCAGCAAACATTTGATCAAAATTTGAAGAAAAGAGATCGATAAACTCTTGTCTTACAGTGTGTTGATCAAATGTTTCACCTAACTTAATATACCCTCCTGTTTGTAAATTGTCTAAATTTGGTTTAAGATTAAGATTGGGTATATGTTCGTATTCTTCTTTATATAATAGATATAGATAAAGAAAATCATCAGCAGACATTCCAGTTTGCATCAGTATGTTAAAATCTATATCAACTTTCATTGGCAGTAAAAGGTATAAAAGAATAGTTTATACTCAAGGGTAATCTTGGTACAAATATAATGTTTTTTTGCATAGTGTACTAATTTTTTAAAGATTAATTTTTCCAGATAATATTGTTTAATGATTTAGTGGCATTTTTCAACCACTTTTCTTCTTGTGAGTTTTCTACATATAGTATGTGAACCTCCCCTATTTTTCCTTCTTGGAATCTAATCAGCCTACCAACTCGCTGTACCATAGATAGGGCTTTACTCGTAATCCCACATATAATCCCAACATTAGCGTCAGGTATGTCTAAACCTTGGTTAAGGGCTTTAGTGGAGCACAGTATATTTATATCTCCCTCTTTAAAGGCTTTTAGAGCAGCTTCTCTGTACTTTTTAGATTTCTTAGAGTGATAGGACATAGCTAAAGGACTCACAGACTCTGTTAGTTTATCTGTAAAATCATTAGCCCCACTAAATCCTAATATTCTTTTATCTACATTAGATGCTACTAATACTTGAAACGCTGTTATTTTGTTAACTGCAAAGTCTATAATCTTTTTACGCTCTCTTATACATTTATAAAAACCTGCAGCATTCTCTCTATCTGTAGAGTTAGAAGTATAGTCTTTTAGTATTCTATTTGCCTCATCAAAAGCATCAATATCTCCAAGTTGGTATTTATAGTAAACAAATTGATTGTTTATCTCTTTATACTTACTTCTCTCAGAGTTTGTGAGTGATATAGGTCTACAATATATTTCATAAGGGGCAACAATACCTAAATTTACACACTCATCTAATGTAATTGTATAAATAGTAGGAGCTATTTTACTTAACAGCTGTTCATACTCTTCTTCTTCAGGTAGTGTAGCTGTCATGCATAGGAGGTTATCGTATTTATTATTAATAAAGAATTTCCTATACTGCACACTAAGACCTAAATGTACCTCATCACATAAAACTAAATCATAATACTCATTCTTTAGTTTATATGCGCTTTGATAGCAAAGTATTTCAATGTTATCTAGGCAATGTTCTAGTTCCCATTTATGGAACTCTTCTTTGAATTGATCTTGAAGTTGAACAGTTGGTACTAGTATAATAACCTTAGCGTCACTATTATGCTTAATAACATAATCACATGCCAATACTGCACATCGTGACTTACCGAAACCAGTACCAGCGATGATGCTACCACAAAACCCCGCAGAAGCCCAATTATTAAGTGCTTTCTTTTGCTCTTCATCTCTTAATTTATTTATAATACTCCCCATAATGTAACAGTTCTATTTGTTTCTTTATCTTCATAGGTCCCAACACTCGAGACCATACCAAGTCCTACTAACTCTGTTACTCTACCTGTCACTCTATTTATATCCCATCCTAAATGCTTAGCTATATTTCTATTAGTAGCAGGTTTAAGGTAAGCTATAACATTGTACACAGTTTGCCTTTTAGCACTCAGTGTAGGTTTTAATTCTTTTAAAGAATCTACTTGTGTTTTTCTTATTTTTTTCATAGTTTAAATCTTGTTTGTATATTTTTTATTTTATTAAGTAAATCTGATTTCTTTGCCCTTGGGCTTCTAAATATCTCTTGCTCTGGGTGCAATGTTTCTTTTTTACCCATTATACTTATTGTATGCTTTAGCATTTGTATTATGTCTATTGCTCTTTCTTTTTTTGTCATTTTAATTATTTTTATTATAAATGGTATTTGTATTTGATTTTTAATTCTTTTTTATGTATAAAGTATAAGTCTAATGCCCCTTTAACTGAGGGTACAGTACATTGTAATCTATGTGCTAATTGCTTTCTAGTTAACTGCGGGTAACGTAAATGTCTATAGATAATATTTGCCCTTAACCTAGAGCTTCCTGGCCTAGTGCGATTTTCTACAAATTTACGTATCGCATGTCTAGTAGGTAACATAGCACGTTTAAAAGCTGTATCTCCTTCAGTAAACCTTTTAGTTTCTTCAGTCTCCCCACTATATTTCCAAAGCTGATCTGCAGTCTTTACAATAGGACCATTATCTTTTACCCACTGTTGTTCTTCTTCCATTTGTATGGCTACGTGATGTCTTATTTTCATATCTATGCTAGTAACCAACCTACGTTACCCTCTTTATACATTTGCCTAACTCCTTTCAATGCTTCATCATAAGTATAAGCCCATATTT